GACAAATATTCAAAAGCCGTTTGCGGATACTGGCGCTAAAAATACCATCCCTGTGGCATCTACGGGTACGGGCAAAGCGTCATTTACCGACGGCTTTCCGCCGCCAACCATGCTTCCGATTACTGCGGGAGGTATTCCACCAGAAGGCAAGGATTTTAACGGCATCCTGTACGACATTACCTCGCATACGCTATGGGTCAACGCTGGCGGCCAATATCAATTTGATTCGGCTTTGGTTACGGCAATAGGCGGCTACCCTGCTGGTATGGTAATTCAGGATAACGCAGGGGTCGCCAGCTACGTAAGCGCCGTAAATAACAATACGGTCGACTTCAATGCAACACCGTCAAGCATTGGCGTTCAATGGCTTCCGTTTGGCGGCCCCGCTTTTTCAAATATCACCGTCAATACGACCGGCGGAAATACATCGCTTTCAGCAATTCAAGCATTGGCGCAATTTATTACCGTAACGGGTACGCTTGTTGCTGACGCCACAATTACGGTTCCTGCCAAACTAGGACGATGGACCGTAATCAACAACACGACCGGAAATTTTGCGGTCAATGTTTTGCCTATTGGCGGTTCGGGCGTTCCGGTATTTCAAGGTAAAGCGTCGACGCTTTATGGCGATGGTGCGGGAATTGTGGATTACGATTTACATAGTTCTCAAACCCGGGCTGCTGGGGATTCGACAAAGCATCTGGCGACGACTGAATTTGTGACTAATGCGGTCGGCGCAGTTGCGCAAGCCGGCCCAAAATGGACAAACAAATCACTTATTACGGAAACAGGAAATTTTACGGTGCCGGCCGGAATCTACAAAATTCGCGCCTATGCAATCGGCCCCGGAGCGCCAGGGACGGCAGGCGTTACAAACGGTGCCAGCGGCAACGGCGGGTCGGGCGGCGGTTGTGCCTGGGGCGAGATAGCGGTAAATCCGGGCGATGTCATCGCGTGTACGATTGATTCCACGAAGGCGCAATTTGGGGCACTACCTTTCCTCAACGCGACGGCCGGGGTCGGGAAAACTGCTCCGGGAACTGGCGCGAAGCACGCCAGTGTAACTAATGGCGGCACGGCAACCGGCGGTAATGGCGGGACAGGATTTGAATTGCCCACAGGTGGCGCGGGAGGCGGGGCAAGCGGGTCGCCCCTCGGTACGGGTGGAAATGGCGGCTCAACATCCTCGGCGTCGACGGCGGGTGGCGGCGGCGGCTGGGGCGGTGATGGGATTGCTAGTTCTGGCACCGGTTATGGCGCCGGGACCGGCGGCAGTGCGACGGGCGGCCCGAGCGCGGCCGGTGGAGTCATGTCCAATAACTACGCTCCTGGACGAACACAATTCACCGCGTACACCGACCCATTGCTTGCACCCTGCAATAGCGCACTACAAAAGCAACAATACACGGTAGCTGACGGCACAGGGGGGTACGGCGGTACACTACAACTTGCGCCAGGTTATGGCGGGGGCGCTGGCCCCCGCGCCGAAAATTATTCAACTGGCGCTAAGGACGGGCGGTCGATCTTCGGCGGTGGTGCGGGAGGCGGTTACCACGCTGCGACTTTCCCTGGCGGAAATGCTGGATACGGTGGCGGTGGCGGTGGCGGCAGTTCGACGGCGTCTGCCGGCGGCGCCGCAGGCACGGGCGGCCCGGGTTGCATTGCGATTTTCTGGTAAGAGGCTAATGAATGAAATACGCATATATTGTAAATGACACGGCGGTCGATGTAGTGCGCGTCGACCCGGCGGGGATATTTAGCCAGGAATACGCCTCGCTTTTCGTGCAAGTCCCGGACGAGGTTGAAATTATGTGGTCACGCAATGGCGCGGGCGAATGGTTAGCACCAGCACCAAGCGGCCCTGTAGTTCCTGACGCAGTAGAGCCATTGCAAGGATTGCTTGCTATTGATGCTTTCGGTATGGCTGACGCATACGAAACATGGGCAACCTCTCCCGACCGCACGTTTGCGGAACGGGCATTCGTCAACCGGGCGCAAACCTGGCGACGGAACGATCCTATTTTGCAAGGTGCATCGACGGCGCTTGGTTTGACCAGCGAACAGCTTGACGCCCTTTTCATAAAGGCAGCAACGTTATGAAACAGCGGGCCGCCCTGCTAGCCCTGTGGGCGCTTTGCCAGGTTGCACATGTAGTCGCGGCCGTCTGGATGCTTTGTGCCCTGCTGGCGGGCTCCCCGCGGGCCTGGCGGCTGGCCGTGTCATACGACCAGCTTGCCAATACCGCCTTTGGTGGGCATGAAGACGAAACAATCAGCAGTCGAGCATATAAGGCGGCCACACGCGGGCGACGCTGGGGCTGCATCCTATGTCGATTGCTGGACAAAATACAACCGAATCATTGCCGGCAATCGGTTGAACCCGACGAAGGGGAGAAATTGCCGGCCAACTATAACCCCGAGTAAAAATCATGCCGGAAGAAAAACAAGGGTGCAACGAGAGCATTGACCATTGCCCACAAGTCCAACAAGCCGCGGAAGATGCCGTGCGCAAAGTTTTTGCGATATTGGGGGTCGACGTTGACGTCCCCAAGGAAGTCGAAGAGTTCCGCGAAAATCTCCGCTTCGGGGCTTCCATGCGCCGGGCCGCCGACAAAGGCATGTTGACGATTATCGGCGTAGTTGCAACCGCCATGCTTGCCGCACTTTGGGCCGGCATTGTTTCTTCCATCGTAAATGGTCATTGACCATGAGTTACGCACTTGGCGAACGCTCCCGCCAGCGGCTTGCCGGCGTTCACCCCGATCTGGTCAAAGTGGTTGAGCGTGCCATTCAAATAACGCAGGTCGACTTCACGGTGCTGGAAGGTTTGCGGACCATTCAGCGCCAGCGAGATCTATTGAAGTCCGGCGCATCGACAACGCTTAAAAGTCGGCACCTGACCGGCCACGCGGTCGACCTTGGCGCATTTGTTGGTGGGGAAGTCCGCTGGGATTGGCCGCTTTATTACAAGATTGCCGCGGCCGTCAAACAGGCAGCAAAGGAATTGGCCGTGCCGATTGAATGGGGCGGCGATTGGAAGATCTTCAAGGACGGCCCGCATTATCAATTGCCTTGGAAGGATTACCCGTGAAACCCTGGTACACGTCAAAAACCATCATCATCAACGCCATTGCCGCCGCCCTGGTGGCGCTGGAAGCTGGCACCGGACTTTTGCAACCCTATTTGCCCGGCAACTTTTACGCCATCATTGCGGTCGGTCTACCCGTGGTCAATGCAATTTTGCGCGTAATCACCACCACGGCACTTACCGGCCGAAAAGAGGCTTGACCATGTGGAAGCTGATTGTCGGCAATCCCTGGGCACTGGCGGCCTTGTTCGCGCTTGGGCTATCATCCGGCGCCGGGGGCGCCTGGTGGGTCCAAGGGCTACGCCTTGACGCCGTGCAAGCGTTCGTTGCCACAACCAAGGCCCAAGGGGAAGCCGCAAAGAAGCTGGCGGACGCCAAGGCCGCCGAAGACAAACGGAAAAAGGAGAGTTCCGACCATGACTATCAAACAACTATTGCCGGCCTTAATGCTGACGTTAAGCGCATGCGCGACGCCCGTGCCAGTATCCGTTTCGTGCCCGCCGCCCCCGCCGGCTCCCGACGTGTTGACCTTGCCTGTTTCGACCGGGCCGAGCTTGAGCGAACGATACGAGATTTTGATTCAGCAATTCAAGGACTCGTTGACCAAGGCAGCGCGGACGCCGTAGGGCTCAACGTGGCCCGCTCTTGGGCTGCTGGCATTCGTCCCGATACGTCCCATTGAAGTCGGGCCAAAAACCCGCCTTGACCATTTCGCAATAGCGTTCCTGTTCGGCTTGCTGGTCTTCGTAATCCATAGCGCCAGTAAGCCCGAATAGCCCCAGCAGGGCCAGCAGTACGACGGTCGTCTTCATAGTTCCACCCTATCCAAAAATAAACGGTAAGCCGCCTGCATGCCGGCAATTTGCCCCTTGAGTCCGTCCCGGGCGTTCGCCTGGTAGGTCTTGACCATTTCGACGGCCACTTCTTCCGGGAGCATGACCGGAAACCGGCGGGGCTCCTTGGACTTGAGGGGGGCCGCTTCTTCCTCAAACTTGGCGACCTTGGCCGCGGCCCGCTTGATATTCTTGCGGCACTCCGGCGGCTCCGGGTCGTTCATGTCCCAAACAAGGCCGCACGGAACGCAACGCATTTGGTCGCCGTACTGGCGTGCCTGGCAATTGTGGCGCTTCATGGCGGGTTAATTCTGAAAATCTGGGCAACCACGACGCCCGCCAGCAACCAAAGAAGCAATAAAGTCATTTTTGGGTCGCCTTCCAAGCCTTGTACCAAGGGGCCATGTAGATTGCGGAGCGGGTCAAGCCAACCTTTTGCGCGGCGGCGTAGGGCGTTACGCCCTGTTCCGTCACCATCTCGCGGGCCTTGACCATTGCGGCGGATTCGCGGGCAGCCATTATTCAGACTCCAACAGTTCGACAAGGCCCCGCAGCGTGTGGCCAGCTTTCTTGATATCCAGCATGCCCCCCTTGTCTTGCTCCCGGGCCAGGTACGCAATAGCGGTGCCCTTCATGTACCCGCGGAATTCTTCGGGCGTCAACCAGCGGCGCAAAACCTCCCACGGTTGATAGGCGCCAAGCTTCTTGTAATGGTCCCCGCCGACTTGGGTATCCAGCGCCGACAAGGTTTCGGCCACGGTTTGAAACGGCCCCCCGTCGACTTCAAATAACGCCGCGACTTCGGAGGTCTTGACGGTTCCCCGGCCGCTGGCGCCCTGGTATTGCGTTTCCTCCGCATTGGACCCGCTGACCACAAACACGGCGCCGGACTCCCGGTCGGTAAGTTTCGTTCCAGTCTTGTATTGCACTTCGTACCCCTTGTTTAAACAAAATCCCAAGCATTCCCCTTCCGGGGCGTTGTAACCGCTCCCGACGTGCGGACAAGTCATTTGTCGCACTCCTTTGTAATGTATTCCTGGGCCGCCCAATCGACTTGCCATTCCTCAAAAGGAACCATGTCGGCATTTTTCAGGCGGGTAATAATGTAAATCAAGGCGTTTGCGGCATGCTCCCGGTTTGCTGGGAACGGTTGCCGCTTCATCCGGTATTCCATGGCCGCCCGATACGCCGGCAAAGGTGGATTGGCGGGGTCGAGAGTGACAAGCATATAGGCTTCGCGGGCCACGCGGACCCCTTGCAAACATGAATTGTCGCCGGCCTGGGCGTCGCTCCACGCTGCAAAAGCATAGGCGGCCAGGATTAAGAGAATTACGCGCATGGTGTGGGCTCTTAATTGTCCAAAAAAGCACAGTCGCGCAACGGCATCACAGCGCACCGCGGATACGTGTCGTTCTCACGGTGCATGAGTCCGTATGGGGAGTTCTGCATCTTGAAGAATGCTTTGTTCAAACCCGTGGCAATCCGCATGGCGGTTTGGCACCGCGCCAGCAGTTCAGCGTTATATTGATTTACGGCGGCATCGAATTGACTGTCGCGGGTCGGCAGAACTCGGTCACAGTCGGGAAACTTCCCGTCGAGCGGTTTGAAAATTTGCCCTGCGCACTCGAATCTGCCATCGGAGCCTATAGTAATTTCGACAGTCGACGCTTTGCTTTTGGCAATCAGTTTTGCAATATCCAACGGAATGATAAAGTCGGCCGGAGCGAATGCTGATTTTTCAGGCATTAAATCGTCGAACACCAAATATCCGTCGGTAGCGCGAACATGCACGGCACCGTCGTCGCGCACAAGGATTTGTACGCCGACCAAATAATAGCGCACGTCTTTGGTTGCGGCCATGCCGCATGCAGCTTTGATAGATTGAGTTTTTACAGTAATCACGTTTAAATCTCCGGTTGGTTGGTATGTCCGAACTATAGCTAAATAATTTATCTATGTCAACTGATAAAAGCCGATATCTTTAAGCATCGCTTCGGCCTTGCCGACGTACCACGCATAGTCGATATCGTCCGGGAATTCGTCCGGCAACGTCATACAAGGCGTCGCCCCGTAGCTCCCGCCGACAAGGTTGCCATTCGTGGCGTAGACGATGGGGCCAGGGCTCCGCGTGCCGTAGTACCAGCGGATAACCTTGCCCAAATACTCCGGCGTTTGCTGGGCAAAGCAACTTTGGTACGCTGTAGCCGCGTCCGTCACGCTGTCACCCTTGCGCCACTTGCGGCCCTCTTTGGTCCAACCGTTGGCGGCCAGGGTGCCGACCATGTCCATGACCCCGGCGCCCTTGCGCGGCCCTTCGCCCCACATTTTGTTAGCACCGCCGGACACGTTCTGGATCGTGACGAATTTGGTTAGGTCACGGCATGCCGAAATTGTATAAAGCAGCGGGACGCCTTCGGCCAGGTAGGCGGCCACGGCATCGCTACAAATCTCCGTGTCGGGGGACTTCTTCATAATCAAACTTGCTTTTGCATATTCCCCTTTGCGCTTAATATCGTCCGGGGTCTTGATTGCAAAATAGGCGTTCACGTCCCGGGCATAAAGGGCGACGTAATCTTCCGTTTCCATGGTCAAGCCGGTACGCTTTTCCCATTCATGAATCAACCAATCCGAAGTCGGGATAAGGTGGCGCGGGCACTTGATAACAATGCCGTCGGTATTGGCCGACACGACTGGAATGCCGTAATGTTCAAGCCATTCAATCAGCATCAAAATTGAAAGCTGGCCGCTAACGGTTGTTTGAATCAACATTTCCGGCGCAAAAAGTACGCTGTACGGGCTCCCGGTTTTCCCGAACGAGCCATTTAATTGAATCTTCATACCACCGTCATCAGTATTCAATTCAAGCAACTGTGACTCAAGTGCGGCAATTTCCGCCCTAATCGTATTGACGTCGCGCATCAATAGCGTCCTCTAAAGTTTGAAAATAACCGACGTATTTTCTTTCGCCAGCAACGGTAACTCGAACAACAAACCCGCCATCTTTATGAGCAGAAATCCCTCTTATTTTTGTTCCGCTTGTACACCACACGGTAGGTTCTGAAATCGTTTTTATCGCGTCATCTGGATTTTGCTTGAATGCTTCGATGAAAGCGTCACGAGCCATTTCTGCTTCTTCAAAAGTGGCAAATCTTCCCAATCTGTACCGCGTTCCGTTCGAATGAAATCGAGCTTCAAAACGATCTTGAATTTTTGTTATGCCAGTTCCTCCAGTGGTGTTGCTATTGAATTTTCTTCGATTGAACATTTGTTGCGAATGTGACGCCCATTGACAATTTTCGGGGGAATAGCCCTTGTCGTTGTCAATGCGATCTATTGACAAACCCGCTCTCCGTTTTCCGCCCATATCCAATGCAAAAAGTTTAAAGGTGAACCAACGATCACACACTGCTATACCGCGGGGGCCGTACCCTGAAAAGCCAGGGGACATCGGTACGTAGCATCGTAAAATCATGTGGAACCATGTGTTATATAGAGGATGCTTTTTGTCAGCATCATCGAATTTGAGGTCAGGAACATTCGCGAGCATCGAGTTCTTTCTTCAATTCGGCAAGTTTTAGTTTTACATCCTTTGCGGTATGTTTGGCAAGAATTCGCGCAGCTCTGATTTGCGAATACTCTTCTGCAAACGCGGCACCAAGAGCCGCCGGCACTTCGCCGGAATTGATGATTAGCGCAGGGTAATAGCTGGCGACGTCCGGCATGCGGATTTGGTAATTTTCGTCGCTGATAAATGCGACGCTCTTTTCCTGGGAGTGCAAACCCCCAATGCCAAGTTTATAGGTCGTTTGCCCAATGGTAACGGTCAAGCCTTCAAGCTGTGGGGGCAACGGAACGCACTTACCCTTTACATCGTCACCCCCGCCGCCGTACATGCTTTTTGGCGGGTTGATTGTGAAGACGGACGCCCGGACCATTTCTAAGGCGTGTTGCAACTGTGGCGACTGGTAGGCGATAAACTCCGGCACCTTGAAGCGGAATTTAAGCCCCCAAT